TTTTTTTTTTTTTTTTTTTTTTTCCGCCAGCTGGAAGAAAGAACCCCATACGACAGTGAAATAGGAGATTTTAAGAATAATTGTTGGTTGGCCCTCCTTAAGGGGTCAATCGACAACGAAATTTATTTCTGAGGGAACTACTATGTAGTCTTCCGAACAGAATTCTTATCGATAAAGAGTTCTTTTCTTTTCATTGGGGAGTTAGCACGTTTGTGCAATATTGCAAAACTGTTGACTGAATACGTCGAGAGCGGCCCTAATTTGCCGTGGCTCGTACGTGACTTTCCCTAAATCACGGATCGTCGAATCTTCAACTGTTACTTCCTCTTTATCGTATAAGAGGTCGTATGTCACCCTATTTGTTCTAATATACGGGTGTTCTTTTATAACATGCGCAAATGTTTCGATCCTTTGTATTACTTCGGTAATATTTTGATCGTTATTATCTACACCGACGCGCTTCCAAAGCTTTCGAGCTAGAAGTCGTGCGTTCTGTGGATAATTCTCTCGTAAATAAGGTGTGATACCCTCATCTACGTGTTGAAACATGTCTCGTTTGTCGAAATAACTGACATTCGAGGGGCGCTTGCTATTAAAAGCAGTTGAAGTGGCTCTCTGTAGCCGAGTATGTTCGTACCCGGGGATCACGATTTTTCCTTCGTGACCTTCTAGTGTGAACTTCCTTGGTAAAGGGAGTCCTAAGCCGCCATTTTTAATTGTAATCCAGGGATTTAGGGGACCGTGTCGATAATCGACACCACGCCTTTTTAGGAACCGCTCAGCTAGCCTATGATAGTCTCGATTAGATTTATTCGAAAGGACTATCGTTGCTTGATTGGCAAATTGCCAATACGGTCTAGTTTTCTCTAGCCGTCTGTGTGTGTATTCAGGTTTATTCTCGAAAGAGATTGAAACTGGACCTTCAAGACAATTATTAATCAAGGGGATGGTAAGTGCGTCAGCTTTTCTCAATTGGCCTTTTTTATTGTAATAAAAAATCCGGCTATTTAGAGAGAAGTAATCTTTTGAAACGCCCGTCTTATTTTCTGAGACTTTTAATCCGAGATTTTCTACAATCCGCGACCACCTTTTAAAGTGATTGCGATTGTTAATTTTGAAGACTATATCGTCTCCGTTTATTCGGACTGGTAAAGTAGAGAGCTTGAAGCCTTTCGGAACTCGATTCCGAAATACCGTCATGCAGTAGATTGCTGCATTAACAATGCATAATAAGGGGAACGAAAATAAATTTCCCATGCATTGCCCACCCTTGGCGACTGACTTCCCGTTATGTGTAATCAACGTAACGGGGCCGACATAGTTCTTCACTGCCTCCTGCAAATCCAGCGGGAGGTCCAACACACCACATACTTCTTCCATTATATATT